AATAAGAAAAAAATAATTCTACTAAATATAATACGAGTATAATAATTTATACATTAAAATTACTTAAATATTATAGTTAACAATAAGTATAATGAGTTTTTCAAAAGAAATTATTCCTAATAGTGTAGAATTAAAAACAAATGCAGACGGTAGTGAAAATCCTAAATATATAGATTTACTAGATGAAGACAAGGGAATCGCCGGACAAAAATTTGTCTGTCTATCTTTTATTTCACCAGAGCATGTTTTGAAACAAAAAGATATGTTTCTCTTTCAGGAATTTATTAAAAAATGGGATTTTTCAAAGTCAATGGAGAAATTTACTCAATTTTTGAATTTTCTATCCGTTAAATATCATGTAGATTTTGAAAAGATTACTGCTGATTTCCAAGAATTCACTAAAGAGGAACAACAAAACTTAATTGCTACAACTATCGAAGATGATTATAAAAATTTCTTGGACCAGCATGAGGAGGACCTTGAGAAAGAATTCGGAGAAAAACACAATTTTCAAACTTCTATTAGAGGAATTAAAGTTCGTGGTGTATTTCCAAGCCAACAAGAAGCTGAATTGCGATGCAAAATGTTAAGACAAGCTGATCCTAATCACGATGTATATGTAGGTCCAGTTGGAATTTGGGTACCATTCCACCCTGAAGCATACAAAACTGGACGGGTAGAATATATGGAGGAAACTCTTAATGAACTAATGAGTGAAAAAAAGAAGAATGAAGATAAAGCTAAAGACGAATTTGACACTCGTGTAAGAGAAGCAAAAGAAAAAGCAATTGAAGATAATAAGAAGAAAGCTGAAGAAAGTGGTAATAAACTATCTCAAACTATTAACGAGGAAGGAAACCTAGTATCTATTTCAAATACAAATACACAAATTGAGAGTATTGGTGAAGATGCAACCGTAGAAGATGTGAAAGCCGAATTATTTGAAGGAGATAATATTGTTACATCTAAAGGCGGAGATCATGGACTATCTCAAATAACTGGTGCATAATTAGTATAACTATATCTAATTTGCATAATGATACACAGTAAAAACTTGTAAAACTTGAAAAACTTGTAAAACTTGTAAAACTTGTAAAACTTGTAAAATATAATCAAAAATTACTTAATTGTACCTCATTTTATAATATATTGTATTATAAAATGGTTTTTGGAACTGAAACCCAAGAAACTGAGAAAAAGGAACTATATGAAAAAATAATCATATACGAAGAGAAAATAACAAGTCTGCGACAAAAAATACATGAAATTAACGATATTATTGAAAAAAACTGTGTTATGAATAATCGTAGTCATGATTTTGAACGAGAAATTGAAATTGGTCCTTATGGTGAAAGTTATTGGGTTTGTAAAAAATGTGGATATGAAAAATAAAGTTAGAGTATAGCAAACTACATTATACTGGATCATCCCAGTTATTTAAATCATCGTCTGGTAATTGAATCAAACTATCAAATGTTGTTGGTATATCCTTTGTTTTGATATATTTTTCCAATTCATTATGTTGTTCTAGTGCCTTTAATAATTTTCTTCTGTTATTTAATACTAAATCGCGATCACGAATATAATTTTTATTTCTAGATTTAGAATCCATTATAGACTCAAATTCAGTAGTTAATGCTTGTTTTGTTTCTATTAACGATAAGTATTCTTCTTCCATCCCGTCTTTTATTTCCGTCCATTGCTTTAATTTTTCACTAGCATCTTGATGTTCCCATAAACTATGATTGGTATATGGTCCTAACACGTCCATTCTGTATTCTATTTTATTATGTAAATTTGCATATTTTTCTCTTAAATTGTGTATTAACTCCTTTTTCTCGTCGAATTTATAATATTTTGAAACAGATAAAATTAAACTAATATACGTTGATATTGTAATTCCTGTAACAGATACAATCGGTTCACTTGTATCAAAATAAGTTTTTGTAGATTGTAAAAAACCAGACAATGTTGAAAATAAAATGACCGATATTTGGATATAATTAATTTTTCTATTTAATTCGCTATATTTAATATCTAATAAGCGTTTATTGGATTTACATTCTTTCAAAATCAACAAGTTATTATTTATTAATGAAGTTAATTCGTTTTTGAAAATATTATACTCCTTTGTGGATTTATAACTATTCTTTTCTAATTCAAATAAATTATTCGGTTGTTTTGTTCTATTCATGTTTTCACTAATGTTTTCACTAATGTTTTCACTATTGTTTTCACTATTGTTTTCACTAATGTTTTCACTATTGTTTTCACTAATGTTTTCACGGGTGTTATCGTTATCTATTTCATTATTGCTATTAGTATCATGATCGCTAATATTATTTTTTATATCATTAATAGATTTTATTTCATTAGTAATTGGATTTTTACTATTGTTTGATAAATCATTGTTTGATAAATCCTTATTTGGCTGGGTCTTTTCATTTTCTTTTTTATTGTCATTATTAATATTAGATTTTGTATTATTACTCATTTTTATAATAATAATACAAAAAAAATTATTATAAAAATCATATTTTTTACCATTTGCTTTTTTTAACATTAATTTTAGGTCCTGCACCTCGTTTTTGTACGCTGTTTGGATCATATATTTCGTCTTCCTCGTCGCTATTTAAGTCTTTTGATATATCCCAAAATTCTTTAGATCCTAATTTAAAATTGCCATGATTTTGAGCTTTATACCAAAATATTTGATCTTGTAATTTATTCGATTTTGCATTATTATTTATTACTAAACATTCGAAATTTTCAGTACATTGATCCATTACTTGACAAAATGATTCAAATGTTGGAAACATACCGGCATAATTCTCCCATATACGTTTTCTATTAGCAATATACGGTTCTCTCAGTATAAATACATAATCTATATTTGTTCTTAAATTAGGTGGAATACCTAATGGATATTGCATTGTAATTATTAACATAATCTTCCAATGACGACCATTCATAAAAAGCAGTCGCATCATTTTATCTTTCGTCCACTTATTATCATATAAACAATCATCCAATATTACAAATGCTCTCGGATCTATACTGGTTCGCTTATATGCATCAAGTTCTTTTTTAACCTGTTTTAGTACTGTTTTCTGTCGCTTTAATATATTTTCTATAATAGCCGTATTATATTCATCATGAATAAATAGTTTGGGAACATGTTCACTAAAAAACCCATTTCCCGCTTCCGTACCAGATATTACTGTACCTATAGGAATATCTTGATGATGATATAATAAATCTCTTACCAAAAAACTTTTACCTGTATCACGTCTGCCAATTAATACGACTACAGGGCCTTTATTTTCATCCGGACGAAAGCTAATATTTTTCATATCGAATTTTTTTAAATCCAATGTCATTCAATTAACTTTTGAAAAGAAAAAAAATATCGATAGTTTACGAAATAAACATTATTCTAAATAATGAGTTAAAAATATTCATAATATTTACTTTAAGAATAATAAAGAAGATGAATTTTTCTTTGTATTATAGAAAAAATAAAAACGAAGATTTATTTAAAACTTTAGAACAATCAACTTGTGGCCTCTATGAATTGCAAAATTATGTTCCATTATATGAAAAATTCTTTTCCCTTAACGATACGAATTACAATAGTATCAATTTAAATCAACAATATTATCTCAATGATGTTTCTTATTCAATATCCAATAATGTTTTAAATGCAAATATTAGCGATAACTCTAATAATATAATAAACAAAACTATATTTTGTAAATTTTCTCCATTATTAGATCCATTGAAATATTTGACTGGAAAATATGATATATCTAATAATAAAATAATACTTCCTAATTACAATACTGAAAATAAATATCCTAAATTAATAGATAAAAATAACAGTGCATACATAGATTCATTTTTTACTTACTTATCTAGTCAACTTTTACATAAATACAATGTAATTAATAGTATAGATTACTATGGTGCATATATTGCAAAACAAAAAAAATTCGTATATAACATCGCAGATGATGTAGATTATTTAAATGAAAGTGATTATTTTCACGACCATAAAGATAATTATTTTTCTATTGACAATAGCGAGCATGCAGAACTATTTAATATTTACTCAAGAACAAACAAAAAGAAACTTATTATTAATAATAAAATAAATGTGATTGATATTAATTCGTTAGATGAACTCCATTTTCCATTATTTTCTAGTTATAATGATTCTAGTTATAATGATTCTAGTTATAATGATTCTAGTTATAATGATTCTGCGAATAACAATATACCCAACAGAATAATTGATTTAAGTAATGCATGTATATTTAGTTCTATTCATCTAGATGCTAATACTACATTTAAATCTAATATTTACTCATCTCATTCAAGTAATTCGACGTGTTCATCGTGTAGTTCTAAATCATCAAATACAAATAATAGTGATAATTGCAT